TAATTCCCAAGCCGATACGTCGGGAGCGCATTCCTGCTTCTTCACATTCCGGAATCGGAAAATGGTTCGTAGTAAGGACGTTGTCCAAGAACCTAACCCCCGTGCGAACAGTACGAGCCATCCTGCGCCAATCAATAGTCCCGTCAAGGTCAACCATATTAGCAAGATTGACATGGCCAAGACAGCAGTTACCGTATGCAGGCAGAACCTCCTCCCCGCACGGGTTAGTAGAAGGCATATGCTCAAAGTAAGAAACGTTAGTATATTCGTTAGCAAAATCTATGTTGAAAATTCCCGGTTCCCCTGATTCAATTGCGTTATCTACGATACGCTCCCAGAGTTCACGAGCGCGGATTTCCTTTTTCTTGGCTGTTGTAAATGTATCCGCATAATGTTTTAAATGGTGAAGTCGAGCTCTATCCAGAGCATCTTCTTCGTTTCGAGCGACCACATCAATGCCGTCGTTGCCTAACTCAGAGATTCTCTCTACCTCATATACAAAATATGTGTTCTGTCTGCCTCCAAATGTAAAATACCACTCTTCGTCCTTCTCAACAGCCTCTATAAATCTCTTAGTAATGGCCACTGAGATGTTAAAATTGGTTAGTTCATTTCTATCTAATTTAACGTGAAGAAATTCCAGGAAATCCGGATGAGTTATATCTAGGATAGACATGAGCGCCGTGCGACGATTTTTTCCGGCACGTACATGATTACCAATCTCGTTAATCATGCGCATCACACTGATAGACCCAGGAGCTGAATTCTTAATATTTTGAATATTGTCTCCTTTCGGACGGACCTTAGAGAAATTGAATCCAATCCCTCCTCCCCCACAAGAAATCTTATACATATCGGAGATTACTTTACCAATACTTTCAACAGAATCCTCTGGGTCTAGAACATAGCAATTGAGCATGTTCTGTTTGCTTCTTCCCGAGCCAAACAGAATACGACCTCCTGGGCAGAAATCTCCGGAATGAATAGCCTCGAAGAATTTAGCCTCGGTCTTCTCTCTCATCTCCGGGAACTCGGGGTCGGCGGCTGCCTTAGCAACACGCTTGGAAAGCTCTTTCCACGTGGATTCCCCAGGATAAGCATACTTATCCATAAAGATAGTCTCCCCTAGAGAATTTTTAGGTAGGATGTAGCCCATTATCGTACAATTACGAGAATATCTTGTTCATTTAAAATGCAGAAAGTGTCACCACCACGAACGATATCGCTCCCAGTAAAGTCTCCCCACAAAATCTCATCACCTACTTCAACATCAAGGGGGATTCTATTTCCGCTGGAATCCCGAGAGCCTTGGCCCACTGCCATAACCACCCCTTCGTTAAGCTTTGTACTTGTTACAGACGCAGGCATGAGGATACCGTGCTCAGAAGTAAGCTCCACTGTAGCTCTGCGGACTACCAGATTGGTTCCGATTGGTTCTAAATTAAATTTGTCGTTAGTCATTTTACCGTAGTTATGTTTGATTTTTTAGTGACGTGAAGATTTTCAGACTCATCTTCAAGGAGTGATGTTAGATAGTCATTATGGGTAATTACAAATACTTTTTTGGTACTTGAAATGTCCATAATTAATTCGAATAGACCCTTTACTCCGCCCTCATCGAGCGAATCAGCAACCTCATCAAAAAAGATAAGATTAGACCTTTCTTTTCCAGACAATAAAAGCAAATCATTAAGACCTAGCATAATTGCTACGGAAACCTTTCTCTTTTCCCCCCCGGAGAGAGCATCGAAAAAAGTTAGGGTCCCCTTATTATAGATTTGTTCCTTCAAAGTTTCATCGAAAGTTACGGAAAAATTTGAAGAACTTAAAAACTTTAAATAGTAGTTTACACGGTCATTGAAAAATGAAAGAATATTTCGAATAACAAATCTTATAAGTCCTTGCTCTGAAAAGGCTTGCTCCCAGAACCTCATCATATCATAATATTTTTGGGATTTCTCAACCGCTTTCTGATGTTTTCTTAAAAGCTTAGTATGTTCCTTTCGTTGGGATTTTAGTATTTTAAACTCAGTATCAAAAGTTTTATACTGCTCAAACAGTTCGAAATCGTTAGGGGATATTACAGGGCCAAAATTTTCAAGTAATTGCCCTTGTTCTTTAATGTGTATTTGTTTTGCTACGAGGTCCTCTTCGAGTTTACCTATCTCTATATTCCATCCAGAAACTAAACCCCTCTCTTTTCTTGGGGCCTCGCCACAAAACTCACATTCAGAAATTTTAAAAGTTTTTAGCTTCGCACGAACATCGGCCATGCGTTGTTTGGTTTTACTAAGAGAATGGCTGGCAGACTCAAATTCTACCGCCGCAGAGTATCTAAGCTGTTCGTTCTCTTGTAGTTCTGCTATAGAATATTTTATGAACCTCTTGGCGACGTCCGAATCCATTAAAACCTTTGCCGCCCTCTTATTCTTTTTTGTTTTCGATATTTGCTCTTCCAATTTTTCTTTTTTAGAAAGCACTTCAGAACATAATGTTTCGGAAATCTTTTTATTAGAATAAGCCTTAGCCTTTTTAGATTTTATAGCTTTCCGATATTGAAAGACATCACCAATGTCTAAAAAACTTTGAATTATGTTTCTTTTTTCTTCGGCAGTAGCGGTCAGAAAATTCATCTTATTAGATTGCCCGAATACCATAGAGGCAAGAAACACGGAAAAATTTGTATTTAAAATCTTATCAAGATATCTTTGTGTTGTTTGTATAGAGTCTTGAGTGACGTTTTCCCCGTCTACTACTACCTTTAGCATTGGAGGTTTTTTTACTCGATTAATAACAATGCTATCGTTTACAACAATTTCGACCTCACATTTCCCTTTAGTGTAGTGGTTTTTTAAACTCTTATCAGTGGTCTTACGAATTGTTCTACCAAACAATGAAAACACAATCGCCTCAATCACGCTACTCTTCCCCGCCCCATTTGAACTCCACGGCTTTGTATCTTTATTAACTCCTATGATGCGAACAATATCACTGTAAGATTCAAAATCGATTTCTACATCTTTGATTGATAGAAAGTTTTTTATCCTAATCTTATTAATTTTCATAACTTCTAATGTCCTCTAATGCACTTCGTAATTCTTTTTCAGTAAAAATAGTATCCGCCTCGTCCAAATACTTAGAAATAATATCATCATCTATTCGAAATACATCTCCAGCTGGGGCATAATCCGAATCAAATTTTGGAAGGATATCGTCAAAAGCAAACTCTAAATGGTTAATGGGGTATTTCTCCAAAACATCATCCCTGAGAGCCTGCTCGGTGGACGAATCCAGGTAATCTAATTTCAATCGTAAAATAGTAAAGAAGCTATCAAACCTATACCTTTTAGACATTAAGGGTAACTCATCAATCCGTGACACGATATGGCGAATGCCAAAATCAATAGGTTTCTTTACAACTTGCACATTGCCATCTCTAATAATAAGCTCGTGTACAAACTTCTGTGCGTTAGACTCCCCAAAGGACGTAGAGTACTGAGTCCCCAGGATGTATAGATTTTTGTTCTGCTGTGGTTTATGTATATGTCCTAAAAAGGCAAACTTATCCTTATTAAAATGAGACCTTTTAAGATAAGAATCAAACTTATAATTACCATTGGCCACGCAACCATCAAAGCCAAAATGTCCAAAGAGGTGATTCTTTGAGGACTTAACGCATCGTATAATCTGTTGCTCATCTTCAAAGTGCGGGATGAAATCAAAGTCGGCACCGCCAATATGAGCATGGCCCATTTCTGTAAAAACTGTAGCGATATCGCCATACAAAGATAACGTAGTACGGGTTGACCCGTCTTTGGATACTGTATCATGATTTCCTCTATTAATATAGATTTTCGCGCATTTGAAGCCCTCTAATAACTTGCGAAAGGCAAGTAACTCAGCTCCACGTGGGTTTCTTTTATGGAAAATATCTCCATTAAGGATAACAACATCAGTAGGTTTTTGATTAACCAAAGTTGTTAACGTTTTCATTTGGGCCTCCAAGTACCCAGGAACATAATCACTTCTTAAGTGGAGGTCAGTAAGTATTACGGCTCTAGTTGTTCTGGACATGGGCAATTAGCTCACTTGTGTTTAGAGGGCTCCCTGCGGAATCAAAATCTACTTCCAACCCGTCCCCAAAAGAGGGGCCAACCTCGATATCTACCTCAAAAGGGACTACAAAATCCAAACCGTAATAGGATTTCAAATCAGCAGTGGAGGTTAAGCTTTCTCGCATAATCTCTACGCACCTATCCACATCTTTAGTTTCGCACTGCAACTCTACTGAGTCATGCACAGTAGCTAACAAATCATATTCAACTCCTTCCTTCTTTAAATCTTTACATAAACGAGTAATTGAATGTAGCATAAGGTCGGAAGCTGAACTTTGAATAACAAAATTCAAGCCTTGCCTTAAAGCCCTGAACTGGAATCGTTTAATGGGGCTATTAACATTTGGCAAGTTTCTGCGCCTACCAAAAAGGCTTACGGCGTGGCCATTCTCCTTGACGCTCTTATGGATAAGATTAATCCATTTAAAAACGTTTGGGAATGAGTCTTGGTACGCTTTAAAAATACCCTTACAATAAGAAACAGGTTTATTAATCTGTTGTGCCAACTTGTTAGGACCTCCGCCATACACGATAAGGAAGCTAACGCTTTTTGCAATCTGGCGTTCCGCTTTTGTAACATCCTCAACTTTTTTACCAAACACCAAAGATGCGGTAAAGCTGTGGAGGTCTTGACCTGATGTAAACGCTTTAATCAAATTTTTATCCTTACAGCATTGCGCAAGAACCCGCAGTTCAGCTTGGGAAAAGTCGGCAGCAACAAATGCTTTACCCCCATCGGCTTTCATAAGCCGTCTAATGTTTACATTATCCTCCGTAGGTCGCGGTAACGTGTGAAAGGAAACCCCTTTCTTCATCTTTGGGCCACACACATACGTGGAACAGCTCAGACGTCCAGTAACGGTCTGTGAGAAGTTATAGCTGGAGTAAATGCGGTCCTCTTCATTGTACGCGATGGCGTCTTTAACACCCTTCACATACGTCTTGTGTTGCTTACACTTTTTCTTATACTCAACGAGCTTTTCAATAAACTCTTTGGCTGCTTTGAGTTCTGCTTTTTTCTTCTCGGCTATTACTTTTTGGTATATTTCTTTCTTCATCCAGCTAATGTTTTATCTATCTCCTCCAAAATTAATTGAAGGTCGGCGTCAGTTACCGAGGGTTTCTTAGTTTTCTTAGTAAAGGTTACAGGGTAAAGGTTTAACCCTTCATCCTCTGTAAACAAAATTCGTTGTAAATCTACATTAGAGTTTACGTTAACCTCATCAATAGGTGACAACTCTTGTAGCTCTTTTTCAAGAATTCCAATCTCTTTCTCTAATTTAACCTCCAACTCATCCAGGTAATCAGTGTCCACTGAAATTCCAAAGTTTTCAACACCCGCGAGCTCCAATGCAATGTCTTTGAGGAGATTATCATATACAAAGTTTAACTGCTTCTTACGCATCTCTTTACGTAAAATGTGCCAGAATCGCAACGTAAAATCACAATCCATGGCATTGCCAATTGCCATTTCATCCAGGGGCATGCTACCCCAATCGTGCTTCGCTCCATCAGGTACTGTTAGCATTTACGGCACTTCCAAAACTTTCTTTCTCCTCCGTCATCGACGAGGATAATACCAGTTCCCCCACAAACTTTGCAATCACTTAACATACTATTAAAGTTTCTAAGAGTCTAGAGGTAACAAGATAAGGGTCACAATTTGCCCCGGGGCGTCTATCTTCTAGATATCCGCATTCAGCGTCATGCGTAGCTAGGGGAATTCGAACACTAGCCGAGCGGTCCCCTACGCCGTATGTGAAAGAGTTGTAGTCCGAGGTTTCGCAGGCTCCAGTCATCCTCAACTGATTATCGCTTCCATACACTTTCATATGCGCTTCATGTGTCCCTTCCAAAGCGTCCAGCACTTCCAATACTCCATCCCAACTCTTCCTAGTCCAATTGGTAGAAAAGTTGGTATGGCACCCAGCTCCATTATAATTTGGACTTGGTTTTGGATGGTATGAAATTCTAATATCCATTCCTTCTGCAACTCTCTCCAAAATATACCGAGCCATCCATAGGTCGTCAGAGGCTTTCACCGCTTCTTCGGGCTGGGTTTGGAATTCCCATTGGGACAACATTACTTCCGCATTGGTCCCGAACAAAGTAATCCCGGCTTTCTCACATAGTTCTAAATGCGCATCTGAAATAGTTCTCCCAAGGACATTGCCACAACCGACACCACAATAAAATCTTCCCTGACCTAGGTCCTCAGGAACGACGAGACTGTCGTCAGGTCGTACAAAGGTGTACTCCTGCTCAAACCCAAACCAAGCAGCATCGGAGCCCATCTTTGTTAACATATTGCGGTGATTTGTGGGATGGGGCACAGAACTAGAGTCCCAAACTTCACATAATACAAGATGGTGATTATCTCCAGGCTTAAAAGGATTCTTATACAAACGCACGGGCTTTAAGATGCGGTCTGAATCTTCAACAGTTCCCTGATTTGTACTTCCACCATCAAAAGACCAATCGGGCAATTTAGAAGGAGCTTCTTTAAACACTCGTGTTTTCGAGCGCAACTGCGGCATCCATTCCGTGCCGTCTAACCAAATGTATTCTACTGTAATCATTTTAAAATTTTTCTAGTTCATGTGGAAAGTATTGTTTTACTAAATCCATTAAAGAGTGTGGCAAATTTTCATCCACAAGCGCGTGCATAATTTGCGTATCCTCGATATTATTAAAGTCGGAAATTCCCCAATTAAGCAAAAACTTTATATCAAATTTTGAATTATGAAAAATTTTGACGACGTTCTCATCTGAAATAAGATTTTGGGTCAAACCCTTAATACGGACTATATCTTTTTCTATAAACTGAGACTCGCTGTGGTATATTGGAATAACAAATCCTTGGCGTTCTCCGAACGAAAACCCTATAGTCATAATCTTTCCTAATTTATAATCCAAACCATTGGTTTCTATGTCCATAGCCACAGCCTCATGCGTTAAAGCCTCAGTAATCAGTTCTTCAAACCTGTCCACCTCAGTTACTAACTCATATGGGCTGGAGTCGAACTTGTTCACATTAAGCACAAACTTGTCATACGCATTGTCAACGTCCTGGACGAACAATCTCCTAAGTTTTGGCTCAGAGTATAGAGAAAAGGGATGGAGCGTAGGAACGATGGGAGTGCTCTTTCCGTCGATGTCAACAAAGAACTCCTTCCCTCTCTTAGTAGAAACCCCAGACTTCTTAGTTAAAGTCTTAAAGGATAGATTGCCTAGCGGAATTATTAAAGTGGGACCGATGGCATTTAAGTCCTCAAGAAGTTTCTCCCTATGAATGTGAAGGAGCTCAGTTGTTACGTCATCCTCTCGTATGTTAAACCCTCCAATTGCGGGTATAAACTGGTAAGAGGAGGAGGGGACATTAGTCTTAGCAAGTAAAGTAGACAAAATCCCATACTCTTCGTCGTCGAAGCTGTAGGTCTTGCCGTACTTTTGGCGGTACGAATCATGAATGAACACAATTTTCTCGTCCCCAACATCTTCACGGTGGACCTGCTTCTTTTCATCATTTTCGAAAGAATTAAGTAAACTATCTAAACTCATGGGCTATAATTGGTTATGGTTAAAAAGAAGAAACAAACCCATTATATAGATAATACAGAGTTTGAAAAGGTAATCAAAGGATATTTAAAAAATCCCGCAAAACATGAGGAACGCCTCATAGAGCTTTTGGACTTACTAATTACAAACATTTTAATGTCGTTTAAATTCAACGTGGACTTTGATGACGCCAAGCAGGAATGTTTTTTGTTAGCCATTAAAACATTAAAGAATTTTAATCCAGATAATGGAGCAGCTTTTAACTATTTTACTACAGTTATTGTAAACAACCTGAAGCTTATTTTTACAAAGAATAAAAAGTATCGCCAAAAAATCCAAAAGTACCAAACGATGATGGAGGAAAGATTCAGTGACGAATACGTCACTCCCCCGAAACATCGAAAAACCGATATATTGTAGGGAACTCCACGTTAACTTTTACTTTCCCCTTTTTAACAGATACCAAGGATGGCGCGGAAGTAATCATAAACATTGAAAACGCAGCCGGCATGTCCCAGCTGTTAATAATGTAAAGAGTTTCCTCACCCTCGTGCTCCCTCCACTTATCCACTTGCGCCTGCAACCTCTGGCAGGCGACATCCCACAGGGAAGTGTATAAGATGAAAAAAGACCCTTTCTTTTTCTTAGCGTACAGCCCAGTCAGGTCTTTTTCAGAGGTAATGTTAATTATCTGTCTCATCAGTTGCTTCCTTTTCGGAAACCTTAGAGCTTTTCTCGGCATCAACTTCTTTCAGGATTTTTTCCTTTTCTTCTTCAGACAGCTCGTCCACTTGATTTTTAAGGTCCTCCATGAAGGCATTCACTCCTCGAAAAAACATCATCTTTACAAGTTCTTCTTGAGTTCCAGGGAACCCTTCAAAACCTTTCTTAATGTTATTCCAGCCTTCTGTTTCTTCTTTATTTAATTTAATATAAATTTTCATTCGTCTACCTGTGTTTTTTAATTTACACTTTACGTTTTCAGGATTAATGATTATCTTTTCTTCCATCGTTACTATTATACTTTATGGGTGATATACTTAAGGATATTTTGAACCACGGCGATTTCAAAAAAAAGAAAAGAGTTAACAGCCGTCGAAAGGGTAACGCGTTTGAACGAGAAATAGCGAAGCTTTTCAACACTCGGTTCGATACAAAAGACTTTTGCAGGTCACCAGGGTCAGGAGCTTTTGCTACTACTCACGAACTACCACAACACATTAAAGTCCATGGGGACCTAATAACGCCACAAAAATTCAAGTTTATTTTAGAATGTAAATCTGGATACGACGTAACTTTCGAAGATATCTTCAAACCGAAAAGTGATTTGTACAAATTTATAGAACAAGCAAGGCGAGACGCTAAGAAAGCAGACAAAGACTGGCTGGTAGTTTACAAGAAGACTAGGCATAAACCATTCGTTATTACGAGTAAACCTTATAACCTAGGGACCGTCGTGGTTGTAAACAAGGAATACTACATATACAAGCTTACGGACTTTTTGTCTTTGGATACTACAAACTTTATGGAGTAGATTTCATATCTGGAGGTATATGATAGGATTCGTCATTGAAACGTTTTCCTTCAAAACCCCCTCGAAGCCTTATAAAAGGTTGACCATTTGAACCTACAGCAACAACATAACTAGTCTCGCTTATACGATTTCCTGAGTCGTCCGTGATGTAAAATCCTCCATTAGGTTTTGAGACCAAATTACCATTCTGACACGCGTCTACTGTATCAGCAAGAGCCCCATCAGCGCCATATGCGGCTACTTTATCCTGGTGCATCCTCATTAGAATTTCTGAGTGAGAAGATGTTAGGCACCCCATTGTCTCGTTCAAGGAAGAACCATGCCTGTATTGCTCGTCTGTTTCAGACCTATGATGTTTTAACGCGCCAAATAGTTTTTGCGCTAAAACCCATGATTCTTTAGTTGGGTTTATAGAACCCTCCATGGAAGCCTTATAATCCTTCCACAACTGATTAAACCCCTCACGTCTTTTCAACCCTTCAGGTGTTGGCGGGCAGTTTTTATCTAACACACTATTAAAAAGAGTGCTCATAGACCCTTGCACTTTCCCGTTTTTGGGGTGTAGAGCAGAAAAAATGGTAGACCATTGTTCCGTGTCCCAGTCTCGGGCTTTGTCCATGGCTGTTACGAGCTTTTCACTGCGTCCACTTGGCAGATTCATCTTACGAATTTTATCATAAGTACTTTCCTTATGGTCTTCAAACTGCTGCTGCTTAGATGAGTTTGTGCTTTGGCCTAAAGCTACGGGGAGAGTTGCGCCTTCGTTGTTTACTTTTCCTGTTGTCCTCGTTAGTTGTTTTAAAGAAAGGTCTACCTCTGTCCCATGTGCGTACTCAGAACCTAACCCTAATGATTTACAAAACTTTACGGCATCACTATTGTTTGCGAAATCAAACACAATATCTCGTTTAACTCCAAACTTTAAGTCGTTTCCGCGAGGCTCGTCCCCATCCGGTTCTCTGGCGCTTATAGGAGCCACCTGAGCGTGGTGAAATACTCTTGCTAGGTTCATTGCATTCTGCATAAAAACAGCCTTAACGAGCTCATTTGGCTGTCCATGGGTGTTGTAAAAATCATTGGCTCTATCAAACCATTCAAGCTCGGCTTCCTCCTGTGCGGTAAAAGGGACATCCGGGAGCTGTTTCCGGAGTTTGTCAGGGTTAGAGGCTGCAACTTGAGCCATAAGTTGGCAGTGTTTAGCAAAGGATTGAATCCCCTCTTGTAAGGTTCCATCGTCAGCACCTGTTGTCATAAAATTAACCATGCCAACCCAGGACTTCTCGGTAAACTCCCCTATGGATTTATTAGAGGCAGTTGTTTTTGCCGCAGAGGTAAGATTTAACATTAACTCCTCGCTTCCATCCTTTTTCCTAATCTTTACCCCTCCTAATGCCTCACCAATAGGCTCTGAACCCCTAACAGATACACCATATTTGAAAAGGTCCGGGGAAGCAATATCAGCAGCTTCCTGAGCTTCTTCAGAGGCTTGCCCAGTCAAAGAAGTTTGGATATCGACGAGGGCTTGGGATATATTTGGAAAAACTTTATGGGCTCTATCGCCGTCATACCCTACGTAGACCCCGTTCTGACCTTTTTGCCCTCTTGCTCTAACACTTGTTAGGATATCTTTTTGTCGTTCTGTCAAATCTTCCTCTAACACATACTCACCTTCTGAGTCTCGCTTAATATGTTTCGTAATTTCAAGCAGGTCGACAAAAGCATCCATCATTTCCGCGTTGGCTTCTCCTGGAAGTCCAAATTTGTGCTCATCTGTTCTGGTATAGGCTAGGAGAGCTCTATAATCTTTTGCAAACTTGTGGTCGGTAGGTTTTTTACAATTAGCGTCAAGAGTCTCTGCCATCTTACGTGCTTTATTTGGGTCTAACTCTAACCGCTCAGCTAAAATGTTAGCCACCTTTTCTACAGTTTCTGGGTCTGTTTGGCGGTCAGTTTGCCTCTCCTGTTGTACTTCAGCTTCTTCCTCCGCGAGTGCTTGCTGTTCCGCGTCGAATTCCTGCTGAGCAGGCAACGCCTCTCCCTCTTTCTTAAACTGTTCAGCGTCGGGCTCCTCTTCAGGCTTCCATTTTGCAATAGCAGCTAACAACGTGCTCGCGCTTGCACTTTGTGGACCTGAAAGGCTTACCCAGTAAACTTTGTGCTCCCCTCCCTGTTCCCCACCTTGGTCAGTTGCGTAGTCCCTCCAAGCGGCGCCATTTGCGGTTTTTTGCTTTGCCGATTCTGGTGTATTAAACCCATCTGGTGTTCTAGCAAACGTTGCCAGGGTATCTATAGACCCCTGTTCGGCGCCGTAGAACCACCGGTTGTGTTTCCCCGATGTGCCAGCTTCCGAAAGGACTGTGTCCAGATATGTTTCGAAAATGTTAAGTGAATTGCTGTTAAGTTCCATAATAAAAATAAGACCCCTTTATATATCATTATAAAGAGGTCTGTAAAATAGTTTAATAAAAAATAGAGGTTTTTTTATATTTTCTCCTGGACAGCGAAATCATAGCGTACCCCAACCTCAATTGTGTGAAAATCATTAGTGCTGTAGTTTAGCTCAGCCAAGCGGTAAAACTTAGCATATGCGCCGTACAGAGTAATGGTCATCTTTGGGGTGTGGTCTGCGTCTAGTTGCGTAATAACAATCTTACGCTTCATCTCGGAGGTTCCTAGCTGTCCTGTCCGAGGGTCGTAAGTTTCGGAAATCCAAGCAAAAAGTGCAGCCGCTGCTTTACCAGTAATCAAGTTATCAAACGTGAACGTGGTTTCATCTGCGGAGTACTTTCCAGGGTAGTAGTACTTATCGTTAACACGGTCAACGGCAATATCTTCTACTGAAAACCCAATGGCTCCGATTTGCTTACAGGCTAGAGTGAGAGCATTAGTTTGGTCCCTTGGGCTATCCCCTTCTTCACTAATACCCAACCCTTCGATAGATACCAACCAACTATACGTTCTAAGTGAATCGTACTGTTGGGATAAAGTATTCAAACGCTCGTCACCACCCTCTCTGAACTGGTCGAAGTATTCGTTAGTAATTTTGTTGTTGCTAAATGCCATTTTTCTGTTCTATATTATTTAGGCTTCTTCTTGACCTAAGACGTTAATCTCAAAAATGAGCGCTTCGGCAGACTTTGTTGGAACAACCTCAATCTTAACCCACAATTCACCTCTGTCAACTCTTAGAGGTGTGTTTGTGGTTTCGTCACAGAACACCCTGAAGGAGCGGATACCTCGTTTACCTTGGATATCTTCCAGCATAGGAGTTATCTCCCCTACAATCAAGGACCATGTGATTGGGTCGTTTGGTTCAAACACAAAGGGCATACCTAAGTCTTGAACTTTCTGCCTGATCGCGATAGCTAGACGACGGACGTTAATCCGGTCCAAGGCAGTCGCGAGTCGTTGTGTTGTTCTCTGACCCCAAATACAGATTCCATGTCTCTTGAAATTAATAATCGGATTCAGAGCGTTTCCTCCCCCGTAAACATAATCACGGTCTCCTTGGTTCAAGTCTTTTTCAACTTCCTTTACCGTAGGGGAGATTTTTCCTCTTGTAACCCCAGCTGTAGCGTTCCACACCTCAGCGACGTTGTCCGCTTTGGACATAGCCTTGATTGCGAAGACAGCAGGGTCCATGTACTGGTCTACCCCTGTAAAGGTATTAAAGAATTTACAGTGAGGATAGTACAAGGCAGCATAGGAGCTGTTCATTGTAACAGTTCTCCCTGGGTAATTTCCATTATGCCAGTCAACCGCTTCTTGTGGGGATAAACCCTCAGGAGGGGAGGTGATATATAGGAACTTTCCTTTAGATTCGGCTGCTGTAATTGCAGCCGACTGTACGTCCTGAACGTGTACTCCAGGAATCGCGACAATATCTACGTCAACCGTTTCTGGGGAGAAAGCTTTAACTCCTCGGTACGTGCCTGTAGGACCGGCCAAGGCATTAACCACCTCGGAATTGGTCATAGAGCCCCCATGGTCCCCCGCGTCACCGTTGGCGCCTCCGGAGAAATCATACGTTGCGGACTCGAACTTCAAGAATCGGCTATTTCCTGTTGAGGTGCCTGACGGGGAAGCAACATACGAATTAGTTGCAGTAAAAATACTACTTGGAGCTGTCCAAGTAACAGCTACGTCGGTGTCGGTATTCTCAAACGCTCCATATATGTAATCTGAAGTCTCACCACTACCATACTGTTTATTGTTAATAACAGAACTAGGCCATGTAGGCATTGCTGAAGTTTCCTCAATTAGTTGAACTTTATAGCTCTCTTCCACGCCACCGCCTCGCAACAAAACTAGAGATTGCTGCAGTTTCCCGGTGTTTTCCACGCGCAGTGAAAGGCCCCGCTCAACTTGTGTGGTTCCGTTATAAGAGCTAACAGCGTTGTACCCTTGTCCCGTATGGAGTGCGCGAACAGTATAGGCCCCACCGGCAGAGTTGGCTTTTGCGAATGTTACTCCACAACCAGAGACCCTTCCGTGTGAAGATGTCGTTGTTGCATTCATCTTAAAGTTTGTCCCCGAAAGGTCTGCGTTTGATGCTATGCTGTAGCTGTTAAAGGAGTTATAAAACATACCACTCACGACTTGCATGCCCGAAAGGTCGCCGGTACCTGGGGACCCAATGTCAGTCCAGCCCCCGGCACCGTCGACGCCAGTCTTAGCACGGACATCAGCAAAGGTTCCATCATACTGTACGTAGTTGCCCCCTACTGTTCTTGAAAGCAGATTCCCTCCACCCCCGATTGCACCATGTCCCGAAAGCTCAGTAGCTTTAAAGTTTGCAATCGTGCAGACGCCGGAAGGGTGGAATGCGCTTACTTCAATGACCGCGTTGCTGCCAGGGTAAGCCCCAACAAACGCGCAATAAGTATCGTCAAGTTTCTCAATACTAAAATCATTTTGGTCGGTTAGAGTCCGTTGAAATGCGGAAACCACGGTATCCACGGAATTGCAATCAGCAATAGACAGGAAATAGGGTTTCGAGGTTGTTGCTGTTCCGTTAGAACCTGATACCGCAACTACAAAGTCTACAGAGCCGCTTGTGGTGGAGCCAGAATTGGCAGGGTTAAACAGATTGTTTTTAACTGCGGTCTCTGCGTTGTCAGGGTGGCCTACCAACACAAACGGACAACCCCCTAAAGGGACGTCAACTTCAGCTCGAGAAGCAGCAGTAGTTTGTGCGCGAACAAACATTAGTTGGCCCGTTTCCCGCATAATCTCGTAAGCTCCAAGAAGTCCTTGACCTCCAGTAGTTTCTGTGGGCATGCCGAAATACCGTTCCAAATCAACAGTGTTAGTGATTAAGGTTGGCTTATCGACCGGACCCTGGGAAGCAAAGCCAACAATACCAGGGGTAGTTGGGCTAGACGCAGGGTCGAAATTAGAGAAATCCTTCTCGCTAGTATAAACTCCGGGGCTGTTGTAGGTAGGCATAATATTTAGATTTGTACTTCAGTAACGGACAACATGTGTCGTCTTTGGAATTCCTGGACTTGGGGGGTTAAGGGTCCGATGGGAATATGAATCGTTTTGTGAGGAGTCATCCAATAATGATTTACTACTCCATGCTCAGATACAATTAGTTCAAAATCAGAACTACTGGTATTGCACAGGGCGTATTGCCTCTTTGAAACCGTCTTTGTAGGGGTGGGCTCCTTCGCAGCTTTTTTCGGTGCTTTGGTAGGCTTTTTACGAGGTGGCATTCTGTGATTTTCTCCTATCTTATTTAGGAGTCGCCAATCTAGTATTATAGTATTTTTTTCTAGTTTTCTTTATTCTCAATTTCAGTATTAATAAACTCTTTAATTCTTCCCGTATTAGAGTATAAATACTCCCTTCCTGGGATGTATCCTTCTACCCTAACAGTGGCTCGCTTTCTTAAAGTACGGTCCTGTTTGTCGCCAGCCTGTACGGAGGACATATCCAGGATATCCAGTAAGAATGCTTTGGTTGACTGCTCGTGCTCCGTTTTCAAAACCATCGAAGGCATAAATAGTAACTGAAGAGATTCGACCATCTGGTTTATATCTTCAGTATACTTAGCCCAAAAAGTAATCTGAAACTGTAGGGAGACTGCTTTTGAGGTTTTTTTAAGGATACGGTAAGCTCTCTGCTTCTCCACATCAAAAAATTTATAATGTGTAAGTTGTAAATCAGGTCTCCTTGCTCTTAGGTTTTCCTCAATATCACCAATCGCAACAGATATTAAGGGTAGCTGCAACGTTTGGTCTTCTTTTACCTTAGAGATTGCACGCTCTGGGTTCGCGTACATGATAGGAACAGTTGACCGTTTGTCCTCCGCGTCCATTACCTCAATAACCAGACGGTCCATTAGGGATTTAGTATAGTTCCTATAAAAATCCGTGGTCGCGGGATGGGACTCATCAAAAGCTTTTATATCCTTTTGAATCTTTGCGTACAGAATATTATCCATTAGAATGTAGTAAATACAGGGGGCTCTTCTATTTCATTTAGAAGCTCTTGAACGAGTTTTTCTTGCTCGGCATTTCCTTCCTGTACCAAAGCAGGCCCGTTAAGCGTAGCTCCCCCTTGGGGAGAGGGAAGTTGAGCAAATTTACCCCTAATCTGTCCGAGGATAACTTTACACACCGCGGCGCCGAATCTTTGTATCCAGCCAACAAAATATGGGTGTAAGGTGTTTGTGTCTAAAGCTTTAAACTCCACAGCAACTTCTTCTTGGTCTTGCTCATCCGATGGGACTGGCCAAACTGCAAGGTACTTGCCGTTCACGACGCTCCATGTTCCCTCTCGACTTAGGACTTTTCTAATCTGCTCCAGCTGCATTTTCATCAATAGAAATTCACCAATATCCAACTGATTGAACAAAAAGTTTTCTTGAAAATACTTAATAAAAAAATCATTCTCAAGAGTATTAGATTGGCGCGCTACAGATAAAAGAGTTTTTTTATACGCCGCGAATCTAAAGTTATTCATTACAAACTGAGGTAACTCATACAAATTTTCCCCAGCTTTCGTGTGGAACGTCATAAACTGTAAACACCAATCCGGGGCGTGGTAGTCTAGCTTTGCGATTGCTTCATCAATAGCTGTTAATATTTGAAAATCGGAGAGCTCTACTCGAACCACAGGATGACCCAAGCGGGCTTTAATAAAATCCCGAATAATTGTATAGAATCTATTAAATTCTATCTGCTCAGCAAAGAGCCTTCTATTAATAGAATCGTACTGTATGTCCCCTAGAGTCTCAGACCACGCTGAAGCATCGTTCGAAACTCCTTTCCTATGGGCGAACGTATTTCCGAACTTGGTTGTTGGTCGATAGGCAGTCATAGTTACACATTATATAGGAATGCAAGAAGCCTACCCTCGTAAAAAGGATAGGCTTCTTTGTTAAGTAAATTTTAACTTCTATTACGAACCAGTCACAGTTGAGAATGGTTGGTGTAGGAAGTTAGCGTTAGCGCCCATTAGACGAATAACCCGGAAGAAGCGAGACTCAGGAGATACAGCAGTTTTGCCGTAGCGAGTGAGCAAGCCCTTACGTGGTTGGAACGTATCAGGGTCTGTGATGGTTGGGAGCATCTGCAGTGGAATGTATGGTGAGTAAATATAACCAGAATCCATTGGGGAAGAACCCTTGTAGCCCATGAGGATTTCATCCTCTGGCCAAAGTGGGTCAACGTAAACGTCAAATTGTCCCATCAACTTGCCTTTGTACTGAATGTTAGCACCAAGTTTACCCTCAAACTCACCTTGACGCACGCCACCTTCAAGCTTAGAAGCCGAAGAAAGGATAGCGGCAACCATCGGGGAAGTAACAATCCAGTTACCAGCTCCACGATAAGTAGTCTTGTAGATATCTTGAGAAGCGAAATTTAGCACAGCAACCAGGTTGGCGTATACTTGACCAACGTGACGAGGGTCAAGACCAAGCGCTGAGGTAGCGAAATCAACTAAGAAAACGTTACCATTAGTTCTGCGATTACCAGCAGGGTTAGAGCCAATTACGTCAGCATCTGGTCCTGACCCTCCGGGGCCAGGGGTGCCGCCGTTATACTGGTTCAACTCGTAGTAGAAACCAGATGGGTTAAAGTTACCGGTGCCGTCATCAGGGAAACGATTAGAGTTACCCAAGGAAAGCATATCACGGTTCCAGCCATCATTGGCAGTCCAGTCATATGCAATACCACGAATATCTTCTAGAAGTTCACGGTCGATTTCCAAAGAAACTTCCTTGCCGAGCAAGTCGGTCAATTCGCGCTCCAGGTCCAAGTTGTGGTACGCACGAAGGTCCTGAGCAGCTTCGAGAGTCCAAAGCGCACGGAACTTACGAGTACGAGCCATAACAGCCTGTTGTTCGATATGGAAGTTGATTTCTGGAATAGCAGACCCAGTTAGGCTTTCCCCACTGGATACATCAAGAGCGTAGGTTTGCTGGGTATTCGGCCAAGCTGCAATCTTACCGCCAGCAGTATCGTTAGCAGCGAGAGTGTGCCCGGACAAACCAGGGTTAGTTCCCATACCATCATAAGGACCACCATCTAGGATTTGCTGATCCAGAGATGACCCTGTACCCCAACCATCAGCATCGTTAGCGGATGCATCACGACCGGCGTAGGTCAGGTTGTAGCGGCTATACACAGTCTCTGACGTGTTAGCACTATCACCTGCATGACCCCCTGTACGGGAGTAACCCAGGTAGAACACCTGGGAAACAGGTGCCTGCATAGGTTGTACACCACAGACCTTATTGGCAATCAATTCCGGGAAAACCCGACGAATGAGAGGGAATGCGAACTTCTGGAATGTGCCAAGAGAACCAACACCGGTGGACTCGTCAAGACGATTTCCATCCTTAGTCATTTCGTTCATAATAGAACGAGCTTGGTTCTCCAGAAGGACGGCGGTACTCTCACGGGTTGACGAGTCCTCAATCCCTTCCAGAATCGGATTCCACTTCTCAGTAAGTGTACGTGAAGTGTCTTTATTTAACATAATAATTATTTATCCTCCGTGAAAGTACGCGATAGGCGCACTACATCTTCGGTGAGGAAATGATTATCCGAAGACGCATTTGTGAAATGTTCTACTGAATCAGTTTCATTGGTAATAACCACTGCTGATTCAGAAGAGCGGAATGGACGTTCCACTCGCTCTTGTAGATTTTGGTTCTCTTCTACAAGGGAGGTGACCTCCATTTCGGTAGAACCGAGCTTGCCTTCCAGCAAGCGATTTTCTTGAGCTGCGTGCTCAAGCGCTTCATTTAAAGCCCTAACTGATTCTTCAAGTTGTGCAATTTGCGCAGCATAGGAGTTAGCGATGCTTTCCTTATCTTCGGAAACAATGTCACCAGCCACCAACTGCTTAACCGCTTCGTAAATTTTAACAGCGCGATAAGTCTCATCGGTAGCTCTTAGCTCCTCTTGGGCAGTCTCTTTCAGTTGTTCAAGTTTTGTCCGTAGGAAACTGCTAACCTTGGACTCTAAAAGTTTCATTTCATCGGCAACGCGGCAATCAACAGTCTCGTTAACGAGCTTATCGATTTCCTTCGCGCCGCTCTTAGAAAGGTCCTTAGGCAGTGCTTTTACGATTTGGTCAAGAGTGTTACTCATAATCTTAGTCTAATATATCTATGTAAACAGGGTCAATAAGCCTACTTATTTCTTAACGTATTCTTAAGTGCTGTAATATAAATTCTTTCCTGCTTGTGGTGGTCCATCTTTTCTACAATAGGGTCACGCTTCTCATGAAGCATACCTTCTTTTAGAGCTGGAAATGCACCTTGGCAAGACGGATCTGATACCATATCCCAGGTAATCATTTTTAAGTTATCTTGAACCCGATAGCAATCTTCATGCATATCCTGTTCGAGACTTCCAGTAGCCCTGGAAGAAATACCTACTTGTACTCCTGACTTCAAGAGCTCTTGTAGGACTTTGCCTGACGGGGTATTAAGCACTTCAGCTTCCCCAATAATCTTGTTCCCTTCAAACTGTAACCCTGTAATCAGGTGAGAAGCGTTGGATAAAGAAACAACTTCACTAGAAGGGTGGTCCAATTCACCTACCAATCTACGCTCGGAAATCATAGTGCCCAGCTTTTGGCATTCTCGCTCAAGAAGCTTCTTACTATAAATTCTTTTATTACCGTTAACGGACTCAGCCTCGGAGAACAGCCCACGAATCTTCATAGGGCCACCACCCTTACCTTCAGTAAGGATTTGTATTTCTCCAAAGGAGTAGAAGTCTCGAAGTAGGTTAGTCATCTTGGGTCGCGAACGTATTTTGGAGCGATAGAGAGCGTCTTGTCACCTTCACCTCGCATGTTCTGTCTAGACAATCCATGTTTCGAGCTTGTGGTTAAGCTGTGGTCTTTGTCGCCACTGTATTCGTCTCCTCTTTGGTGTTTACCTTTCATTTTTGCTAAAACTCGTCTGGCCTGCTCCCGCTTTTGTGATGTTTTTTCTACCGCATCTTCATACCCGGCCAGAGAAACGCGTGCGGACGGAGCGTCTTGAGTTCTTTCGTCTTTCCATGCTTTAGCTCTAGCAGCGTCTGATTCTTTTTGATATTTTGCTACGGTTCGCTTAGCAACTTTTTTAATAAGTTTCTGAGAAAGTTCGTTGAGAAGTCCTTTTTGATACATAATTACTTACCCCCCGCGTACGGGTTTTGTGGGTGTTTACGAGAGTGAGAAGACGCTTTGCCAAATCCATTCTCACCTTTGTCTTGTCCGCTGCCTGCGGATTTCTTTTTAGCGGTCATTAGTTGGTTCTTAGTCAACTTAACAACTGGACCTCTTCCCCCAGTTTGAATTCCACCACCTCCAAAGGTGTCATTGGCTGGGCCTTTCCGTCCAAACTCAGCAACACTTACGTCCCCTTTATACCGTTTGCCGGTTGCGTCTTCTTTAAGAAGAATACCATCAACAAAGGAATCAAAGGATTCGTGGTACATCGCGGACATATCGTCGTGAACTCGTCTTTGAGTTTCATCATCTTTAGATGAACTGCTTTTACGTTTCACACCCGCTTTATTATTCACATAGTGACCTTTTGGGGATTGTCCTTTAATAGCCTTCAGTTGCATAGCAGGAGGGGTAGACGCAGCTTTAATTTGTTTGGCTTGGTCCTTATCTCCTGGAAGTTTAACCTGTAATGCGGGGTGGTGAGAACTTTCATCCCCACCGGACATGTTTACTCCGATAGAACCAACTCCAGTCATTTCGGATACGATTTCCTTAGCTTTTTTAAGGGTCTCAATTTGGTCTTGCGTGAAGTTTTCCATTTTGTGTTCGTTTTTTTCACGAGGTCCTAGGTAGCGTTCACCTCTTCTCGGCATTCCAGCTGCATCGAAATCCTTATCGGACATAGGTTTAAGCATTCCAGATATTTTATTTCTAACTTTTTTTACATCTCCTCCAAGCGTTCTTGGCAAAGCAGGCGCTCCATGTTTCCCTGGTTTTCTTGACGCGTTTCTCCAAGAGTCAGGACCAGCCTTGCCTGTAACATAAGCTTTAGCCCGATTGCCTGCTACTTTCGTCGAACGCTTAACCTTCTTCATCACACGCACGGCAGTGTCTTTAACGCCTTCATCCAGAATATGGGACATAATAATATCATGCTGCGCAGGAGAAACCTCAGGAAGTTCTTCCTGATTCTCCTGCAGATGAGACTTAGACTTCAACTTTCCTGGGTCGGTCAAAATACCGCCCAAAATGTCATCAGCCATTTGCGCGATGGTCTGTTGCGTCATGGTTACTTCTCGTTAAGGTAAACTACAAAGTCTGCTTCTTCTTCAGTGTCCACAACGAACATTTCACCTTCATCGTTTTCTACGATGAAAGCAAATGAGTCAGCAGTATCTTCGTCTTCAGTTACATCATACTCAACACCGTTAAGCTCCATAACAAAATCTTCATGGGATTCAGTATCTTCTTCAACACTTTCACATAGAGTTACATAGAAGTCTCCATCACATTCAACAACTTCGTCGAAATCAAAGGAAAACTCATCAAACTCAACACTCTCGGTTAGAAGAGGGTCTTCCTTTACAGATTCAAACAGACTGTCGTTGAGCTCCTCGAGTTTGATACACAAAGTTTCTTCAATAGTGCAAATCTCTGGGGACAAAGCGAAGAGGTCGCTGTCAATTGCGATAATGCTAGGAGTTTCCCTCACAGTATCGTACCCGAGGTTCTCCATAATCATGTTAGCGATATCAGGCGAAGCTGGTTTTACGCCGAGGGGGTCATCATTCTCGATATATTTCATAATATTTTGGAAGAGGTCCAACTCTTCTATTTTATTTAGTAGTTACTTAGAAGAATTAACTTGTTTTTTTAACTCTTCTACTAAAGATTCAACTTCCTTCTTAGATACGTTGTCGTGAAGCCGTGTTAAATTCTTTAACCAACCTCTACCACGTTTTGTAAGAAAGGGTAAGAACACGAATATTAAGAGATACCACATCCCTACAGTTTCAATTAAGGTCGCAGTTTCATGTACAGTGGACGCTATTTGCCCGTCAGGTTGAACCCCTGCGCCTTCCCCCAAGGGGGTCTCAGCAGTAGCCAAATCAGTAGCGATAACACCAGCAATTGCTCCAGCCGCAGAACCACCGGGGCCAGCGAAGCTCCCTATAGCAGCCCCACCACCAGCTCCCGCTGCGGTCAATAAGGTTGAACATCCGGGAAGAAGCAAAAGTAAAATAGTTAAGTTTTTAATCATTAATCAATCCAATCGTACCCAACGTTAGAATCCCCACTATCAGAATTACTAGACGAGGGTAGGAAAGCCCCATTAAAGTATCTATGCGCCGGACCTGCAATTCTAATTTTACACCGCTTCGGTCTCCAGCTTTGGGTGTGGTTGTACCAGTTTACGGTGTGGTTAAGCAAGCCTCCCCAGTGTTCATGCCTTTTGGAGTTCTTCGTAGCTTTGATTGGCATGTTGGTCATTAAAACGAAACCGTTATACCCGTACGAAACTTGAGGTGCTCGAAAATTAGTCTCAGGATGGTCCTTCCCTTCGTCTTCGAAATAATTCCTCGTCCACGTTTGAGTCTCTCCGACAACACCATACACCCAATCCGACTCTTCCCAATCCATGGCTCTCACTCTCTCATCCAAGGACTTTTGGCTTTCAGGAACCTGGATTACATAGTCAGAGCCATCTTCCGGCCTGTTAAAGGGACGGCCACCCCGATGGGGGGGCCTTCTATTATTAAACCTGTAAAACACAAACGTTCCATAATCATTTTTAGTATCAAACGAATTCACAACTTGAATCTGTAGTGCGTCAATAGTGCCCGGCGCGAAGCCTAGAGCATCAACATCAACCCAATATGGGACATACCCAAGAGGAATCCCCATGTGGGGGAGCTCCTGTTCAAGTGTTTTACCCCCGTCGACCATTGCACAACGGGTTACATATTTACCCGTACAAGTTGAGTCGCCACCATGCCCAAAACCTGACCATCCTCTTCCGCGACTACAACTTTGAACCCAAACTTGTTCACACTCTTCATGCTCATCTCTATCCACATCAAACGGAGGAAATTCAAAATCTAGCTCTATCATCTGAAATTTATATTTATTATTAGGGTCCAACATGGAATCATCCATCTTAGCTCCCTTACTTGTATTGTGTATATTTCTTGTAGCTCCACGAACATGCTTGTTTCGGTATGTGGCTGCGGGGTACTCAGTGATATCCCCACCCTCATACTCAAACCCTTCCCAGGCATTTGTGTTGTAGCTTAAAAACTTCCTGCGGTTAACAATTCTTCTAGCCATAACGTTATGCGCCCCGTAAACTCTTGAAGGCTCAAGAAGACTCATCTCCTGATATCTTTCTTTTAGGTTATAAATATCGGAATAAAACCTATCCAAGTAATTCCTAACCGCGGGAATGTGCTGCCCGGGAGCATAATATAAATCTCCCGTGTACCCAATGCCAGTTCCGGTCGACCCACTGTGCATCCAATGTTTTGGCCCATTGCCCCACATCCAACCCCAAACAGGGGTATCCCCCGTTGACCTCGGGTACTTGGGTCGAAGTTTTAATTGAGGAATGGAATCCTCATAAGATGTTCTAGGAGCAGTTTGAAACTGAGGACGTGATAATGCAGCTTCCATCGCCTTAATTCGTCCCTCGTGATTTCCAGGGATAATATTACGTTGCCCAGTCGCAGTTTCAAATGCATTCCACTGGTCCTCGCGCATCACATAATCAACAAGCGCCTGGTAATCCGAATCCCAAATTGTAAGAAACCTGTTGGCAGCTTCAGGGTTATGTGCATTTGCAACAGCCTGCCTCTCGGGTAAAGTTAGTTCTGTGGACCTGAAAAAGGGTCTAATATCATATACCCAAGACTTTTGAATAGTACCTCCGGAGTAACCTTTTGGTATTTTAACATAAGCCACAGGCACGCAAAAAAGCCCAACATGAGAGTTATTACTTTGCGCATCTGCAAGTTCTGCGGTGCTAGACGTAAGGGGGTTAAAGTACTCGTCCAACAATCCAGGCATCATATGGTATGCATGGTTAATGATGTCGTCTGGAGCGGGCGTGGTACCAAAAGTACGGGTAGAGCTACGTTTTTCAATCGACGTCATCCCCATTCCATATGTTTTTGCTTTGGTAATTCCCTCTGAATTCCCAGTTAAAGTTTCCCGGTACTTATCAACCCCGACACTATTACCCCAAACGTGAAAATAAGTTAGGTCTACGTCTTCATTCGCCTGTTTACCATCAAACCAAGGAGCATTACGAAACCCGGCTCCTTTCACGACAACTAATTTAGGGGAGTCACTAGCAAGTACAGTAGGATTTTGTCCAAATTGGTCATTGGACGGAAACCCTTGAATACAGACCAAATCAATCCTGTGGTTGGGCGCGTCCGAGGTCCAGGTGCCAGACTCACCAGTCCAGTTAAAATCCGTATCTCGCCACGGCTCAAAATAGGCATCTCCCCCTTGAAAGAAAATAACAGAGGAGCGGTGAGTTTCACTCATCTCATGGTAAGGAAGCCCAGCGAGAGTGTTCGCTACACTCTTATCACCTTCCAACCCTCCTCTTCTAGTATTTAGACCTGACCCACGGCCTATATTTTCAAATGGGCCAGAACGGGTAGGCATGCGGCATAAAAAAGTTCCTGGGTTTACATATAACTTTCTGCTAACGGGCTCAGGTAAAAGGGAGACAAAATTGTCTCTGTCAAAATCCAAATCTATAGAGTTTTGCAATCTTTCGTATGTACCGTCGACCAGACTTTGTAGAATAACGTCATTTTGCGCCAACACTTCTAAAGGAGCATTGTCGTCAGTGTGTTCGTAGGTCCCTATAGGACCGTGTAGTTTAACGTTTTTTATCCTAGAAAGTCCACTCATTTTAATAAATTACATCAGTTGCAATCTCCGCACCCTCATACAAACCTGGAACGGTAGAGAGCCCAATCAAAGTTAGAGAACATGCCATAGAGCCTTCCTGGGTGGTGACCCACCCCTTCTTGTCTTTTCTCCAAAACGACCAGCTAGGATAGTTCTTAATTTTCTTGTATTCATGTGTGTCACTACACCCAAAATCCCAATCAATAAAGCCAGGCTCGTAAACCTCAGGATTATTAGGGTCTACCCAATCATCATGTCTAAAAATATCCATAGCCCAAGCATCCCCACCCCATTTCATTTCCATGTTTGGGGTTGCAATAATAGCATTTACGGAAGCTCCAGTATATCCCAGCTCGGTAATATTCAATCTGTAATACCCAGAAGGCATTGGCAGTTCGGGGGCATTAGAGTCATCCCCTTCTCTAGTCGCAGTTTCCGTAGAGTAATCTTTATTACCTCCTCGACGAGCTTCATCGGCAATATTAAAATGAATGGTTGTGTACAACATCCATGACCCTTCACCAACTTTATACCTAAAAGCTCTTACAGTCTTTTTATAGGTTTCATTGTTTCTCCTCGTATGCCAGTCTCCAGTAGTTTCCATAAAATCCCTAAAGCCCCCAAGTCTATCAGGGTTTTCGATATTTGGGTCTAAATAATATGGTTGTTCTTCTTGACCCTCCATACATGAAATATTTACAGGCTGAAAAACTTCCATATCCGCCTGTGCTCGCATTTTTCGCTCTAGCTCCTGGATACGGCCCTCATGATTGTGGGGCTCCGCCAGTCCTGCTCCTTTAACCACTACATCTTTGAAATGTTTGTAATCTGGGTCCTGCAGAGTCATGAACCTGTTATTCAGGCTTGGTGCGTGCGAAGTTGCGATAGCCTGCCTTTCAGGTAAAGTAAGCTCCGTAGACCTAAACAAAGGTCTAATATCAATTAGTGCATTTTGGGGAAGAACCTCTCCTGCCAGATATCCCCTGGGAACCTTAACATAAGCAACAGGTAGGCAAAAGACCCCTAAGTTATCAAATTGATTCTCAGCCCAAACGTCTAAAGATAAGGTTGTAATCCCTGGCGTGTGCGAAACAGCACCGGCTGGTATATCACCTTTCCAGGACCCATTAACGACATCATCCGGGGAAGGAATAGTTCCTTCACTCCTCCCATAAACATCCACCTGAGAGAGCCCTAGCAGTTTACCCTCCAATCCCTCAGAGTCTAGTATGTTCCCCACATTTCTGTCGTTTCCAGCCAAGGTGTCCAATCTAAAGTACGCGCCTTTCACATACCCCAAACGAGCAGTCTCAGCCGTATTACCAAATCTTGGGACAAACTCATTAGACTCGTCCATCGAGGGGGAGGCTTGAATGTACAAAAGGTCTATCCTGTAATCCGGCGCATCCGCGTCTGTAAAATCGCTATCATCGAAAGTAGGGATTGGCAAACTATGTGCGTCCCGGTACTGAATAACTGCGGTTCTTGCGGCTGCCTTAGCTTCAAACTCCTCATGACCAGCTCGACCAGCTTCTAAAGTCCTAATCTCACCACTCGACTGGTCGTTCAGCCATACGGAATTAGAGTCCACATCAGAGCCGTGCAGTCGCTCCATTAAACCATTTTCAAAAGTGGCTTTAGTGTTTACCCTAGATATGAAATTTCCATCCATTACCCGCAATGCGCCATCGTGATTTTTGTCCCAATAAGGAAGCAATTCATTAAATCCATACCTACTTGGAGCTGTTAAAGCGGAATCAATCCTAGTATTTAACGCATCTATTTGAGCTTGCAGAGACGCATCATTAGCCTGCAAGTCCTGTAGGGGGAGATTATCAACCTCATAGTAATATGGGTCTCCGGGGAGATAATATCTAATATTTGGGTTTATTCGTTCTCGTGCCATTACAATAACCTATCCAAATCAAACAAGTTCAGAGACCGACAGCCTACTCCGAAAGAAGCGTTCCACTTATCACTGTCGCGGCCCTCACCCCCTCTGTCACCTTCTGTTGAGGAACGATAGATTGAAAGCGAGTTAACTTTTTTACTCGCTGCGTGTTTAGCATTCGTAAACAAGTTAGATGCGGACTCATCTAGCCAATTTCTCATATACCCCTGCCAGTCCATATGCAACGGGGGAATAGACATGTTCGGGACAGCTCCTCGCCGATTGCCAGAAGTATCTACATACCAGTTTATACCGTTTTGTATGCCCCCAGGCTCGTTTATCGCAGAAGCAGCCCATCCTTGTCCAAAAACATCTTCCATTCCAGAAAATTGCATGGACCCACCACTGAGAGACCAGTCCGCTCCACCTTCGAGCCCCATGACCAATCGCTCGTCAGAACCTGACAATGGCAGAGCTTGGCTCGTATATGCTTGATACCCAGCCGCATTAATTTGGTCAATGGCGGCTCCTCCACCCATTGCATTGGGCGATGCCATGAAGTGGCCAACCGGCGTGGTGCCTGCACTAACTTCAACTAAACTCTTCAAATCCCCCCTGTGCCCGAGAAGGAGTCTAAACATTCCATAATTTTCAAACTGTCGCAAAGTGTTGGAGGTGCGAAGCCGGGGGCTAAAACCTGTTGCTAGCCCTCCCTCTCCGAAATAATCGAGTGCAACTCCATTAGCCCACTTTCCTCGAGGACCGTGAATACTAAGTGCTTCACAAGCGGCACTCGGGTCTAACTTCTGGGTTGTGGTCGCGCCATCTCCTTTAGACATTTTTACATTTGCCACATGAAGCCGGGACGTGTCCGCAATATTCCACATCATCAAATTTGATGCATAGGAGCCATAAGAAATAACGTGTTTCGTGGTTGAAAACGACCCAGATACTGATGGCTGCGGTAAATAGCCGCTTGAGGAGTAAGTGTCCATGTCTGTTCTGCTATATAGGCCGAGCGAACTCAATCCCGAGGAGCTGAAGGATGAAGTATCTGGCAAGTAATGACTTCTTACAGGGCCAGTTAAGGTGCCGCCTGGAGCTGGCCAATAACTCTCCCCGTTAACCAAATAAGGGTCCGTGCCGATTGCTGCTCCGTCTGAATACCTCGCTCGATGAGTTCCTTGGAAATCATAAAACACTCCTGAGGTACTACTCGGGCTATACTCAAATGAAAAGTTGACGCCATTAACGTCTACAGTACTATTACCTACAGCCCTAACACACATTCCACCGTCAGTAAAATTTGTACAGTTCCATTTACCTAATCCAGTCCCGGCGGCCGTGCTACCATTCGTTACCAGAGACACTCCCCTCAGTTGGTTTGATGTGTTTGTTGCCAATTTAATACATTCGCGCTCTAGATTTCCACTGGTGAACCCATTGGGGAAAAACCTAAAGTATCCGGCAGAGGTACAAGCCGACAAGGATTTGTCGGCTTCGTCCGGATTTGTGCTTCGCATTGTTGTATCAGTAGTCCAAGCCTGAAAGTCGTCATTCGCCCAACCTCCAATATGTTTAATAATAATATTTGAATTGTTATTGGCTACTAAACATGCTCTTGTAGAGTGGAGCTCAACCTTGGTATGGTTGACATCGTTAGCCCCATCGGGGAGGGATGAGACAGGGAACCTATTGAGGTCCATAGTCGTTTCCTGTCCATCAATTGTGGGTGGGCCAAACTTAACAGTGGACCCATTTTCAGCAAGAACTGGAACTCCAAATCGAGATATTTTTGTTGGTCCCGTAAACTCTACTACTGAATTATTATTGGCAAGTACCCCCGCGGTACCCCAATTACGCAATTGTTCGTCTACGGCGAAGCCGTTTTGCGGGACGCATGTCAGTGCTGTCCAACTGTGTTTGGATCCACGAAAAGCTACTTTGGAGTTATCCGTAACTGCGACACATGCGCCTTTAATTGACGCTCCATCGGTGCGTGCTGCGCAGGCCAATCCTACAAATTCGGCAAAAGAACCATTTTTAACCACGATAGCAGGCAAATCACATGAGTCGATATCCACCATGTCAGCTAATCGTGAGGTGGCTCCGACGCTGTGCATGTAATCTCCTAGGAGACCTAGAGTACCAGTTTCGGCAAGTATGCTGGTTCCAGGCCCACCCCAACTTCCCAGGTTTGTCGTCAGATCCCCTACGTTAGAAGGTACTACCTGGCTTGAGTTCTTAATAATCAAATTTTGACCATTTCGGGAACAAGTATAAGACCTTTTATATTCCTTGATACTGTTTGAATTATGACCAGCGGCGGCGCCAGAGAGTAGGTCCCCTTTGTACCCATACTCTAACTTCGAGTTGTCTAAATTAAACCCTACAATCGCATTATCCTGAATATCGAACTGCGTTAATTTAAGAACAGAATTGTTAGCCTCAATACCTGTATTATTTAAAAAAGATTCTAAAATCCCCAGATAGGTGATATTAGAAGATTCCATTTTAAGACCTACGTCATTCCCGAACGTCCTAATAAACGAGGTAACCAAATCATTAGCAGTCCCTCGGGTTCTTAGAGGGCTGTTCGCGCCATTCCATAATGTCCCTCCATGTAGCTTCGAGGACTCTAAGAAAATTCCAACGTCATTCTTAGCAAAGTTATATGGATTTCCACGCTCGTTGGGTTGCGCCGCATTAGTAAACCCGGCACCAGCCTCATTGATAGTAGCAAAATTTATATCTGAGTTGACCGCGTGTAGCCCAATTCCGTACTCATCATTTCCTAAGAAACCCCTAACGGAGCCACTTTCCTTTTCGTAATTCCTGTAACAAGTCATACCGCTTGCGATGCTAACATCAGAATTTTTAACAAAAACTCCAGCCCTCTTACATCTCATAGCAGCACAGTGCTCAAGAACAATATTAGAATTGGAGATATTAAAACCGTACTCACCTATATGAACCAAATCGTCCCCATATAGATAATTTGCACCATCTACACATAGATTCCGCAAGGTAATTTTACCCAAACACCCCCGAACGTTGATGTTGGTAAAGTGGTTGCCGTATAACACATTGGTCATTCGTGTGGTGGCTATTGTGTAACTATCCCTCTCTCCTCCGAGTCTCGTACCCCTTGTGTCGTTTAAGTTGCTTAGGGACGAAGGGCTAACGTCATGGGATGGGATAGTAGAGTCATTATTAACATCATAAGGATACCCACTAACACCTACGCACCCAGTTCCCCCAATAAGGATACCTCCAGTAAAACAGGCATATGTTTTGAGCGCCGACGCACTGTTGTTTGAGATTGACTGGAACCCCCTACTACCCGTGGTGTCCCACTCGGTTTCATCAAAAATATTCCACCCAAACCTATGAGAGCTAGCATCATACGCATTCCAATAAGCCTTTGAGGAGTTCACGTCGTCGTCATTCCCTGCCGATGTTGTGAAGGAGACATTCTCATACGTCCCTTCACCCTGAACTGATGATCCCATCATGAGCTTAGCGCCAGGAGAATAAGAGAACTGCCTGTTAACAATCTCTAGCTGTCCGTCACCTTCTGTGACAATGTCTGCCAGTTCAAAAGATGGTATTTTACCATATGTACAAATCTCAACCAAGACAGGGTAAGTTAGACGCTTTGGAATCAAATCCAAAATACTGTCCATATCATCATAGATACCAATGTCAGCATCCTCGGTGCTAGACAACGTATAGGTCACTGTTCCGGTAGGTTTACCCCCCTCGTTAAACCCTGCGTGCCTCAAAAGAGTGTCTGTTCTTTGCTTTAATTCATGCAGTGGGACATTGTCTTGCTCCCAATTATAAAATGTACTAGCGTCAAACATTGTTACGCTAGGGAACAGCTCTTTATGGGCTGTCGTCCCGGGCTCTAAATTTGTGTAAGTATTATAAGACATTAGAATTCTATGGTCCACCTAAAATCTAAGGTGAATTCGTTGGTTTTAGTGATATTAGCAAAAGCTCGATAAGCAATCATGTATAATTCATCAGGGGTAGCTTGAGTAGGATTGTTGGAAAAGATAGCAACCTCACATAATGCACCCCCATGGATTGCGTCATCCACAATATTGCAAGCGCTATCATTAAGGACTAGCCTCCACATAACTTTCCTATCAGAAACCCGATGCACAAACGCATAAGGTACCTTGATAAAATCTTTGGTAAGAGTTGTACCTGCCGAGGTCATATAGGTCATCGAAGACACTTTAAGACCTATAGTGTTAACGTCCCCGTATTGAGTAGCAGGTATAGAGGACAGCAAATCTGCTCGTGATGAAACCTGAACTGTTGCGTTGTTTCGAATGTCTGCTGACGAGGCTCCAGTACCTATCTGCATCCAATTTGCTTGAAAGGAACTAACATCAACTCCAGCATCCGCTGCAAAAGCATGAGCAAGGTTAACCCCCATGCCACTAGTAATTACATTGTGGTCGCTGTAGTGAAGTTCCTCACTACCATCAGAATAGACCTTATAAACCTCTAAGTGTCCTTTAATATTGTTAACGTCGGTAAATCTCATCTTAAAATTTCAAGCTCCATATTATAGTCAGATATTTGGAATCTGGGTCCATTTGTAGTCCACCAGCAAAAAATATTTTCTTAGCAAACAAATCCCAATCTGGTTCAATGTAATCCTTCAGATTATATATGCTGTCTGTATACGGAGTGCCAGTTCCAGATACCAAGTATGGAGGGCCTCCATAGTTGGTATCTAGTTTTTTAGCCGACCGGGGCCTGTCAATAGTCCACAGTCCTGCGGACTCGATACCCCCTCCATAAAAATTGAGGTATTCAAACTCCTCCCTCGTGAGCGTTAGGCCATACTTAACAATTCTAGTATTAATATCACCCTCCAGCCCACTCTCAGGCATCGGTCCAGAAACGCACAATCCAGCACTAGTTTCAAAAATCCAATCATCTTTGTCTTCTCCCCCTATCAGGGAAGTTTGACCGACCTGTCGGTCTGCGTTATAGTTTCTAAGGATATGACCTTTCGGAGTAATAGTACTATACTGGTTAAGCGTGCCTGATATGCTGGACACAGTGCTGTTCCATTTATCAGCCTCGGCTCCGTTATATCCGAACGTTCCGGCAGAAAATACAATACCACTCCCTGGTAGGTAGGCTCCCAAACCTACCGCCTTTTCGTACGTTGGGATGTGCTCAGTAGTGCTGGCGTTGTAATCCCAAGCAGTGCCTGACGGGAAGAACTCAATCATGTTTTGAAAGTGGCCGTACTCCCCAGGAGTATTAGCCTCTGTCGGTAATTGCACCATAGAGTCTTGCTCTTGGGGGAAGTCAGGCATCACTGAACTTACAACATCCGGGTGGATAACTTCATATGCTTTAACATTCCCCAATGCATTTAAAAAACCTGTAACTGTTGG